TTCGCAATTCCTCCATTCTAATATCATTCGATCGTATCTCTGGAATCTGACTCATTTTTACAAATCCATTCTTTTAATCTGCACATGTAGAGACGTATTAAATCTGCCTGATTTAGATGGAATACATCCTTAGTTTCAAGATACATTTTTGTGTGTCTATCTACAGCATCCTGACACTCTTTTATCATTGAATACCAGGGTTCTCGATGTGGAGTAGTCCATCCATCAGACATTTAATCTTCTCTAAAAAAATTTGCTATCGCAGTAAACGCAGAGTGAAAGGCAACATAGAGAAAGAATTCATCCTTTGCTCCACTATTACTCTTTACCTTTCTCCTATTCCGTAATGTAGTCATAATAAGTATTTAATTACTTAACTGTATTTAACAGTTCTCATCAAATTTTAATTAACAATCATTAAATACTTCACCTACTTGGGAACCAAGTTCAGAACCTGCTTTGTTACCCAAAAGCATTGCCCATCCACCTGCTAACCATCCAATATATGGAATGTTTGCAAGTGCAGGAGCAACAAGACCAGCACTAATTGCGGTTCCTGCCATTGCACCTTGTGACCGTGCTCCAGCGTCCGCCACGATGCACTCTATGTCTTTTGCAGACTTTCCCTCTAATGTAATCTCACCCCCACCCATATTACGGGTTCCTTCCATGGTGTATTCATCCATCCGATACTCGGTTCTCTTTTCATCGGTCTCACCACCAAAGAATCCCTTCTTGTGCTTATCTAAATCTAATGACCGTTCTCCTCTCAATACTTTAGGGTCATTGGCACGGTATTCAATTGTGTATCCATCCTTACCTGCCTCTATTTTATAAGATGAATAAGGACCACGGGGGATATTAATTGTAGGAATTTGTGGTGTTGGTTCTGGTTGAGGTCTCTTCAAAACATATCCAAGCAGACCTACATGTGCTATAGCAAATACTGTGCCAGCACCAAATGCAGCAACCTTCAATAGTGATGGACCATCTTTAGTTACTTTTGGTTCTGGTGTTACCGTTACCTCTGCTGGTTTCTCTGGATAATAATCTCCTGGTTGCTCTTTGTTACTGCTGAAGGGATTCATAGCATCCCTCCTGGGATGGCACCACCTGTTGCAGATGGCATCTCTGGAATTTCTGGCATAGCAGAATCCACTAAACCAGGAAGTGCGTCAGTAATTGCTTTAGTGATTTCTTCTGTTGCTTTAGCACGAACATCTTCAATCATGGCATCTTTATTCAGATAAAGATATGCTCCACCACCAATAACCGCCAGTGATGTGAGTCCAGATAGAAGTGCGACTACGTTAATTAGTTTCTGCATAATTTCCTCAGAGTATTAGTAATCCAATCACAAGTCCCTTAGCAAAAGCAATCCACTGCAACTGATAGTTGCTTAGGTCATACTTCTTTTGAACTTTGCGAATAATTCTCTTATGCCACATTGCAGTGTCATCGAGTCGTTGCTCAACATGCCACCCAATGGTTCTTTTTTTCTTTTTAAATGTCATGATACCAACGTGCCTTTGGCACGACGAATTTCTCTAAGTTCTTCAAAATTCTTTTGCTTAGTACCACCGTCGTATGCCCAAGCATATCCTTCAGTGATCATTTGTTCGTTGAGTGACAGGTCTGAGTCCCCAATGTATAACCAACCAAGAAGACGCCCATATTTGCCAACCCCGCCATCAAGTTCAGTCCTGATAACAAGATCATCGTCACCAACCACAGCACCTTCCAGTTTTTCTTTAAGCCAGTTGGTTGCGTCAATTCCGAGTGCTTTTTCATCTAAATTACGGGTCCTTTTCTCTGGTGTATCTACACCAGCAACTCTAACTCTTTCCTTTTTATAAAGGTCAAATCCCAAATCAATAGTGACATCAATGGTATCACCATCAACAACTCTATTGATTTTAATTACACGGAAGTTATAACAAGACTTCCTGCTTGGGGGAACCATTTTGCCCATAATAAACCTCTCTGGCATCGGAATCTGATGGCATTGCGGCAATGAGCCCAATAATAGTTACTGCTGCACCAATAACGGCCGATGCTCGTTGAATCCAAATCTTATTGTCTAGAACTTTCTGTTCAACTTGCTTAAGTTTTTCTTCGGTTCTATCAATGCGTTGATGGACCATTTCAATCCGACGAATCGCATTCTCTAAAGTGCTATCGATAACAGAAACGTCTTTTGTTTCTCCCTCAAGAGCAATGATGCGTTCACGATAACTTTCGATCTTACTTTCCAATACGGCAAGTTTAGAATCTTGTTCAGCATCCTTATTCGTCAGGTCGCTCATCGTTCATTTCAGCAAAAGCCATACGAAGTATATAGGCGATGTAATAAGAAACCCCTGCCAATAAAATGACAAGGGAAATTATGATGCTCCACGTAACATCGTTAACATCTGCAAGTGGTCTAAGAATCAGATTCATTACAAAAACAAAATCTGATTTATATATCAATCATCCCCACGGGTCTGGAATTTCTTCTGATAATCGTACTTCATTGCTTGTAGTGCCCATGCCTGACTTAGACTCCTTGGTCCCTCTGTCAAAACGCGCATCTGACACGGAGATAGACCAGCCTTCTTCTCCAAATACTCCTGTCTCCACGAACTGGGTGTGCTTTCTTGTGTCATGTTCCTTCTCCCATAATCTATGTATATCATCTACCTGACTATCTACATGGGACATAGTTTGCAAAACTTTACCTTCCCAATACCATATTTCAACATATGAAAACAAATGCATCAAAATAATATCAAAAGGTGGTTTTTGTTTTTTAATCCACCTTTTGATTTTTTGAATGGTTGTCTCCTTTTCTTTATCGAAAACAACCTCAAACTCATAATCAAATTCAGGCTTTTTTCTCATCCTCTTTCTTTGCTGAGGAGTCATTCTCTTCCTTCTTTTTAGCAGGGGTCACGCCAAAAGTCGCTAAAGTCCCTGTAAAAACGGACGCTATGAACGTGGGATCGATATTCTTCTGAGGAACACCAGGAATAGTTACATAATTAAGTGTAAGAATTGCTGCAGACCAAGATAGAATAACGACACGCACCAATGCTGAGAGACCTTCGTCTGCCCAGTCAAACTTGTCCTTTTTAGGTTCCTCTTTCTTTACTACTGTGCTCTTTGCTTCAGCCATATTAAAAGAGGTAAGGCAAAGTTATTTATTTAATATAACCCTCTTCAACCAAATACTTACGAGTCAAGGGAGTTGGTTCATAGATTTCCCACATAGCACCAGTTGCACATGCTTGAAGTGCTTTCATAGTCATACCTTCAGTACGTCCTGCCCACGATGCTTCTGCTTCCCAGGGCACTGCAGACTTCGGATAAGTACGTTCTGCCATCACACGCCATATAACAGGGACTTCATCTTCAGGTTTGATGATGGCAATCAAACTATTCTCAATACTACCTGCCATACAGTCCTGAGCAGCGTGCCATCCTTCATGACGCATGACACTCATTAAATATGAAGTCCGACCCATATGAGTCTTATTCAGAAAAAAATTATTACTAACAGTGTGATAGACACCACGATGTCCTACTGGAAAATACTTATCATCTGCTAGAAACACCCCAACTCCGACCTGTTTAAAGGCAACGAGCATTGCGTGGAACTCGTCAGCAACACTACTATAATCAGTATTGGGATACTCATCAGCAATAGTTGCGATACTCTCGACTTCAACAACTCCATCTGTACACTCTCGAAGTAGCATACACCCCATTGCGTCCATACTATTGTAACCCTTGGTGATTTTAGAGTCGTCAGCAAGTGCTGGAACAGAAACAGATGCTGCTGCCAGCAAACCCATAATGATTTTTTTCATGTGTAATATGCTTCAAAGTATTTTGTAATACCAAATGTAGTATTATTTCCTTGAGATACCCAATCATGAGCACACTCAAATATTTTCTGGGAGGAATATTTTGGAATAGTTCCTTGCATTTGATGCCCATACTTCGATAGAAGTATTTGTAGAACCTTTCCCCTGAGTTCCATCCTGTCTGGAGAGTACCTCCAGTCTTCTTCTTGACTCATGAGTAAACTAACCTCTTAACGTAATCGTAAGCATAAAGTTCTCTATTGCCCTTAATGCCCCAACCTAACCAATAATAGGAAGGAACCATGTACTGTGCAACTGTATGTCCACGACCTTCAAACTCAGGAAGGTAACGTTGGAATGTGGACTCATTAATCATGTAACGAGTCTGTCCTTCGATGCTGCTAGGGTCACAATTATACTTCTCACAGAACCTACCAAGGTTGTTGTAACGGTTTATGCTGGTCCACTGAATAAGGCCATACCCACCCCGATGACAATCCCTGTAAGAAACTCTAGCCCCTCCCTCGCATATGTTGGGAATGAACTTGCTTTCCTGTTTAATGTTACCCAGAATCGTTGCCAGAGCATTTCTATCCGTAATTTTAGTGTGCTGTTGAAGTTGATTTAAAACATATTTTTCATTCTCATTACAATCAGGACATCTCCACTGAATAGGAATGACTGGGATTTCAACCACAGTTTCTTTCTCAGGTTGAATTGCAGTAGCATTACCGCAAGCAGTTGCTGCTACTGCAAACAACCCAAAGAACATCCTTTTAATCATACATTTCATCCACTAGGTTAACGAATTTAATTACCAATATAACGATACCCAACGATACCACAGAGGGGTCTCCTCTGTCAAGGGCTCAGTTGGTCCGTTGAAATGTCAAGGTTAAAGATTTTATTGTACCTATCACACAGTTCATCACTAGAAACATGTTCCCATTTATGATATAAAGTCTTCAACTGTTGAGTATAAGTAGACGTATCTTTAAAAGATTCATCTTCCCGAGTCTTCATCTCTTCGGCAACAATACACTTTACCAAAACATCTCTGGTTAAATTAGTCATTTGCTTGTACTACTTTCCAACAAAGAGTTTCACCAATATAGTCCATAGACAAAAAAAATTCACTCAAGAAACTCTCCTTGGGTGGTCGTCCCTTTTGGGATGTTTATATTTATTGGAAAAAATACCCCCACTTATCTAAAAATGAGGGTATCTGTATCTCTATTATACAGGATTTGATGCAGGAATCATGATTCCACCACCTGGTCCATTGTCGTCATCATCAATATCTGCTTCAAATAGAACAGATGCTAGAAGGTATCCTGCCAACATTGATAATGTAAGGACAATTAACATCACCAAATACCAGGAATGATTTGTCCAGTGGTTGCGTAAGAACCCATTGCTGCAATGACACCAATCATTGCTGCCCAACCATTAATACGTTCTGCTCTTTCAGTCATTTTTTTTCTCCTCTAATGTTTTGTTTGTAATGATAATTTTCTCACCATCATGGGTGAATTGTAGCTCGTCATCAGGATGCCACATCAACTCTTCATACATATCATCGAGTTTCTGGATATCCTGCCACAATGCATCTGGATTAGGCATATTGGTCAAACAACTTTCTAATGTTTTGAGTAATTTGCAATCCTCCAATTTTTTCTTCGAGTTTGACACCATCAACATCGGTAATGATAAGAACGGGAGTTGCCGTTACACCATACTTTGAAGCAAGGTCAAGGTTACTCTGAGGAATTGGAGTATCACTAAAATCTTCAAGGTCTACTTTCTCCAAAATAGAAGTGCGTTCGTCCTTGATAGAGTTCATATATTTATCTACAAGGGCACAAGGTCCGCAAGACTTTTTAGAAAAAAGATAAAACTTATTCATCAGTAGAGTTCCTCTTCCTTTTCGGTTTCGATTACACAGTCAGAAGTAGGATATGCAACACAAGTCAGCACGAATCCTGCTTCAATCTGGTCATCGTCAAGGAAAGATTGGTCACTCTGGTCAACAGTTCCACTAACAATCTTACCAGCACAGGAAGAACAAGCACCTGCACGGCAGGAATAGTTCAGGTCAACACCTGCTTCTTCAGCAGCATCAAGAATGTACTGGTCATCTTCGCAGGGCACAGCGGTTTCAGTACCATCAGATTGACGAAGAGTAATTGTAAAAGACATAGTTTCTTAATAATTTAAGTAGAAGTATCTATAGTATAGAAAGTTTATATGACTGTCAAGTTGTGTGTCAGATTCCAAACGCACCGAAGAAGAACAGACTGCCACTAGTTACGTAAGATACAACTGCTGCGACGAATCCCAGCATAGCAACACGACCGTTCAGTTTCTCTGCACGTTCTGCATAGGTCTCATAACCATAACGCTCTGCGTCGGTCTTAGAGACATACATTTGTGGTTCTTTGGCAAACATGTTTTGTTGCCCATACTCATTGGTTGTTACAGTCATTTACTTAATGTTGTAAATCTTTACATAGTATATAGTAAAAAAGGACCCCTGTCAAGAGGTCCTTTGTAGTGATTAATACTTATATCACTTCAAACTATCAACTGCTGTCAGAGCTTTCTGACGAAGACCCTCAGGAAGAGGAACATAACCAAGGGAGTCTGCCTTCTGTTGCTGAGTAGGTGTCAGCATATATCGGAGCATGGTCTTCACGTTTTCGTTCTTCTCATACTCAGGGTATGCAAGAATCCATGTCAAAGAAACGATGGGGTATGCATTAGCACCAGCAGGGTTAGCATCAGCACCACGCAGTTGGTCGTCAAGGACAATCTCACCAAGACCAGCAGAAGCAGTCTCAGCAGATGCCTTCACGAAGTTTCCTGCTTTGTTCTGAATAGCAACCTGTTGGAGACCATTGCGAACATAACCATAGTTTACATAACCAATAGCACCTGGGAGGTTAGTGATGCCAGCAGCAACACCAGAGTTTCCTTTACCACCAATACCAGTAGGCCACTTCACGGATTTACCAGTGCCAACTTTTGCCTTCCATTCAGGAGAGAAAGCAGACAGAGAGTTAGTGAAACCTTTGGTAGTTCCACTACCATCGGAACGATGGACGGTAGTAATTTGCTTATCAGCACAACCGAAAGTAGACCAGTTAGTAATCTTGCCAAGGAATACATCAGCAAGTTGCGTTTGAGTCATCTTGACTTCACAACCAGGATAGTTGTAAGTGGGAACGATAGCACCACCAGTCATTGGAATATGAACCATACCTTCAGCAGGTTGCTTGGCATCACTTACAGCACCATCAGAGGCACCGAAGTCAACAGTCTTCGCCTTGAA